TACGCCGAATCACGACCAGTCCGAAAGTTTGTCGCAGTGTCCACATCTCGAGACGGTGAACGTGGGCACGTTCGGATCACCGGAGTATCAATGCACGGCGTGCAAGGCGAGCGTTCCGCGGCCGTCGTAAATCAGGCGATGACGCCTGAGACCGTGCATCTGATTGCACGGCAGATCAGGCACTTCCGTGAACTGTTGGTGGCGGAAGAGCGCTGGCTGCGTTCGCAGGATCGCAACGAGTTGGTGCCGGAGATGTTCAGGCGGATTAATTTCTGGCGTGGCGTATTGAATTACGCCGAGAAGAGACTGAGTTCGTAACAATTTCGCCGGGGCGGTAGCACTCCCCTCGATCCTTGATGGAAGACGGATCGTCGCCAGTGCGCTGAGAGCCCTCTTGACAACCAAGAGGAGTCACGCGCATGGCCATCAGTGGCATCGGGACAAGTTTTAAACTCGACAACGCCGCCAACGTGCTGACGGACATCAGCACGTACCTCGACGGCATCGACGGATCCAGCGATCAGGACGAGGTGGACGGCACCACGTTCCAGCCTGGGGTCGCTGTCCCCATCAAGAACATCATCCCTGGCTTCGCGACCAAGGGCTTCAGCCTGTCTGGCAAGTGGTCTCCAGCGGCCGAGACGTTCTTCTCTGGCATCGAGAGCAAGCAGGGACTGGACTACGAGTACGGTCCCGGTGGCACCGCTGTCGGCCAGACGAAAATCACCGGTCTGTGCTCGTGCCTGTCCTACACCGGACCGCAGTCCAGCGTAGATGGGATCACCACGTTTACCGTTGAACTGCGCGTGAGCTCGCGCACCGTCGGCACGTTCTAAACCGTCGGCTGAATGCCGACATTCTGGAGAGACCACAATGACTAGCGTGTCATTCCCATTGATTCCCGGCCAGCCGGACGTGCAGTTCCGGTTCACGATTGCGACGTCTCGCGAGCTTGACCGTGCCTCGACGCACGGCATCACGTCGCTCCTGCGAAACGGTCAGACGACTGACGCGCTAGTGCTGATGACCTGTTACGGGTTGAAGCATGCCGATCACCGGATGACCGAGAAGAAGGCCGAGGCACTCATCCAAACCTTTATCGATGACGGCGGCAACGCGGCCAAGTTGCTGTCCGCCTTGACCGATGCCATGCAGGCATCTGGCGTCTGGGGAAGGGATGACGGCGATGAGCCAAACCCTTCGCAGACGACCAGTCAGAAGGCCGAGACGACGACGGCATGACGGTCTTTGCCCGCTGGGTTGAGCGTATGGAACGAGCCGGGATCGGCTACCTGCGCTTGTCGGCGGTGGAGTTCGGCGACCTGACGCCGCGGGAGTTGTCATGGCGGCTGGATGCGGAGATCCAACGCGAGGATCGCTCGCTAGAGCGGCTCGCCGATCTGGCGCTCTGGCTGATCAACTCGCGTCGGCAGAAGGGCCAGAAGTCGTTGCAGAAGAAAGACCTGATTAAGCGGAAGGTGCGCTAGTGGCGATCACGTCCCTTATCGTCAAGATCGGCGCACAGGACGAGGGCATCCAGAAGGCGCTGGACAAACTCGGCAAGCAGGCCACCACGGTTGAAGGTGAACTCGCTCGCCTTGGGCAGACGCCTGTCGGGCGCGAAGTCATTAAGTCTCTAGAGCAGATCGAAGCCGCCACCAAGAAAGTCCAAGAGGGCCATCAGCGGATGGCGGATCGGGCGCTCAACGCAGCCCGCGGCATGGAACTGGTCGGCGGCGCATCGAAGCTCACCACATCAGAACTCACAGAACTGAATCGCGTAGCGCTGAAAGGCGTCGATGCCTTCTCGGCGATGGGCAAAGAAGCGCCGCCAGCCCTGCAGAAGATGGTGACGGAGACTACTAAGCTTACTGCGGCAGGGAAGGGTTTCAATTCATTCCTAGGTGATGCCAACAAGCTACTCGGTGCGTTCGGGGTCAGTCTCAGCATCGGTGCTGTCGTTGGATTCGGTAAAAGCCTGCTGAACATGGGCGACGAGATCCAGCGGGTGTCAGACCGCACAGGACTGACCACGAAGGAAGTGCAGGAGCTGTCGTACGTCGCTTCGCAAAGCGGGAACTCTATAGACGAGATGACTGGCGCGATCGGTCAACTTCAGAACCGTCTCGCATCTGGAGATAAATCTGCAGTCGGTGCAGTCAAAGCGCTGGGGATCAATTTAGAGGCATTAAAGAGCGCGTCTCCAGCGGACCAACTTCAGATGATCGCGACAGAGGCCGCCAAGATCAAGGACCCAATGGATCTGACGGCCGCATCGATGGACCTGTTCGGGAAGTCTGGCGCCATCATTCTGCCGACGCTCGTCTCTAACTTCGCCAAGCTCAGGGCTGAGGCGCCGAAGATGAGCGATGCCACGGTCAAGGCTCTGGATCAGGCCGGCGATCAGTTGGGCCGTTTCGGACTCCAGATCAAGATCTGGGCAGCGGAGTCGTACAACTTCGCTGGCCAAGGCTTCGATTATCTGACCAAGGCTGCATTCAACGCCATCGCGAAGATGCGCGAGTTGACCGTTGCGGTCCTGAAGATTGTCGAGAACATCCCCGGTGCCAGCAAAGCCTTCAACATGCTGGGGATCAATATCGACAAGCTATCAGAGAACGCGCAGTGGTACCGTGATGCGGCGAAGTCGATGGAAGCCAGGACAGAGGCTGTCGGGAAGGCCGCAACCGCGGCGGCTCCGAAGCTAAAACTGTTCAACGCCGAGACGGAAAAGGCCGCGAAGGATGCAGATAAGGCTAAGGAGAAGTTCGACTCCCTGACCGAGAAGGTCCACGCGCTCGAGGCTGGACTGTTCGCGGTGCCGGATGCGCTCAAGAGTATCGGCCGGAGCTACGACGATTCGAAGCTTGCGCTCTACAAGGAGAAGTTCGAGCAACTGACGGCAGCGGTGGCGAAGGTCGAGGAGTCGGCGCACATCGCCAACTTCGGATTTAAGGGCATGACCGACGAGCTAAAGAACGTCGGGATTGCCGGCGAAGACGTGGTCAGGACGGCCAAGGACATCGAGGCCTCGTTCCAGTTCACTGGACCGGTTCAGCAAGAAGTGCAGACGCTCGGCCAGAGCCTGAAGGGCGTCCTGAAGGGCGTACCGGGAATGATCGCAGCCGCCTTCACTGGTGGCGGTGGGATTCTCGGTGCGCTAAAAGGCATCGGCTCGCAGATTGGATCGACGCTCGGCGAGCGCATCGGCAAGGCGTTAGGGATGACCGGCCCGATTGGTGCCGCCATCGGTTCTCTGGCTGGGCCGCTGATCGGCGCCTTCAGCAAGTTGTTCAGCAGCGTCGAAAAGCAGGTCAATCCTGTCCGCGAGCAATTCGTACAGATGGCTGGCGGGCTGGATGCGCTCAACCGCAAGGCGGCCGCGGCAGGTGTGACATTAAAGGCCATGCTCGACGCGAAGACACCGGAAGCGTACAAGAAAGCCGTTGATGATCTCAACGCCGCATTCCAGTTCCAAGAGGATGCGCTCGCGTTGGCGATGGAGACGGCCAAGCGGTACGGGTTCACGATCGAGGAGTTGGGACCGGCACTGCAGCGGCAGGAACTCGACAAGCAGGCGCAGCAGATATTTAAGGATTGGACGATCCTCAACGCGGCCGGTATTGAGACCACGGCGATTACGGCGCGGATGGCCCAGTCGGTCAACGACTACGTCAAGCAGGCCGTGAAGATGGGCGTTGAGGTGCCGTCGGCGATGAAGCCGATGCTGCAAGCCATGATCGATCAGGGTCTGTTGACCGACGCTGCCGGCAACAAGATCGAGAACCTCGAGGACAGCGGCATCACCTTCGCGCAGACGATGAGCGAAGGATTCAAGAGCGTGGTTGATGAGGTCAAGAAGCTGGCCGAGGCGATCACGCGCAGCCTTGGTGGTGCCATCCAGGGTCTACCCACGCACAAGCAGATCAGCGTCGGATTCGATGTCGAGCCGATCAACCTTCCAGGCGCGAGCCGCGAGCGCAACTTCGCAGCACACGGCGGACTCGTCACCGATCGCGGGATGCAGAGGTTCGCGAGCGGTGGACGTGTGTTGCCGTTCCGGGGCCGCGGCAGAGACACGCAGATCATTGCGGCGCAGGCTGGCGAGATCATCCTCAACGAAGCTATGCAGGGCAACGTTGCTGCGGCCATCGTCGGGGGCGGTGGCGACAGCGATGACGGCGCAGCGGATCTGGTGCGGTATCTGCGCGGTCGAGAGGCGACAGAGAGCGCACGGCTACAGGCATTGATTAGGGCCACGGTGCAGACATCCAAGAGGGCCGGCTGATGGCGTTGGATGGAGACAAGATCGAAGACGTCACTGATTCGATTGAGACGGATCGCGTGCAGCCGTCCCACATGAATCCGTACGGGCCTCCGGCAGTCATCACGAATCACCAATTCTGGTTCGTCGTGGACACTTCCGGCACGCCCGCAATTGCCAACGGCTACGTCAGCTATAACGGCGTGGCGTACCTCGTCTTTTCCTCGAGTCTCGTCTGATGGAACAAGTGGACTTCGCGCTGCGCTTGGGTGCCGGTGGTGGCGCCTTCGCGTCTGCGAAGTTTGCCACGGACAAATTCGGCGGCAGTTCTTGGGTGACAGTCGATCCGTTTACGGACATCCGCTCTGCCGATCCGATCGTGATTGAGTACGGGATCATGGGGTCCGGGCCGACGGAGTTGGTGGCAGAGCCAGGGCACATGACGTGGGCGTTCAACAACGGCGACTGGAACTCTACGCAGACGTTGGGGTTTTACTCACCGCTGAACGCCATCAAGCGCGGCGGGTTCGATTTCAACATCCCGATTGAGTTTTCGCTGTCCACGCTGGCCACCACTACTGATCTGGTATTTGTCGGAGGGCAGAGCGGCAGCTTCGCAGGGACCACGTCGAACCAAGTCATCAACTTTGCGTTGACTGGTGGGACCGATGCCACGCCTCTGGCTGGCGATCTGGTGATCGTCGGCTTCGCGGCTGGGTCCACCGTCGAGCGAACGACGATGAACATCCGCGAATCTGGTGCTGGGGCGATCTATACCTACGCGAGCGGCTCGAAATTACTGTCCAACGATTCGTTTGTGTGTAACGGCAGTGTCGGCTATAGGTTCATGCCGAACCCGCCCGAAACGTCTTTCACCCTGGCGGGTGGGTCAGGGAACACGGCGGATGCGGCGGCGTGGACCGTTCATGTCTTCCGAGGTGTGGATCCGACCACTCCGCTTGATGTAGCGGCTGTGCCTGCAAATGGGGCCAATACGCGGCTGGCTAATCCCGGTGCTATCACGCCGACGACGCCCGGAGCGCTGATCTATGTGTATGGCGCAGCCGCGTGTGCGACGGGCGGAACCTATACCGCTGGGTACCTGACCGCGTTTAAAGCCGCAACGCAAGCCGACACTAACGACGTCAACATCGGCGCTGGCTATCTCCTATGGGACGGGATCGGGGCGTACAACCCTGCGGCGTTTGCAGGTGGTGGCACGGATACCACGGCGGATTCCTGGGTAGCGATGACGCTGGCGCTACGTCCGATACAGACCGCCAGCACGACATACTACAAACACCGCGGCAGGCTCGCCGAAATCAAAGTGACGCCAGGAGCGCACGAAGATCGCATGGTGCGGTGCCTGTCGTTTGACCTCATGGAGGACTATTCTCGGTTGCCGGTGCCGCCGCTCACGGTGCAAGAGGACAAGACCAGCGCCGAGTTGGTGCAGATGGTCCTCGATGCGCTGCCGCCAGAGCTGCAGCCTAACCTGCGGACTATCGAGACTGGTTTGGATACCTTCGCGCTGGCCTTCGATCGGGCGCGTGAAGACTCGATGACGATCCGCGAGTTGCTTCACGACATCTGCTCGAGCGACCTGTCGACGATTGCGATCATTGGCACGACCGCTGCTGGCGGCGGTCTATTCTCGCACCGGACGAGACAGTACGCGGCAGCAAACACCTTCGTCTGGCACACCTTCGAGAGCGACATTGCCAGGGGCGGACTGGTGGTGCCTGGGTCACGCGACGATCTCGTCAGTCGCGTACAGGTCTTCGCGCATCCGATCCGGACGGACGTGACGCCGGTCGTACTGTACGAGCTGCAGAAGACGTCCACCTTCATTGGGGCAGGCAAGACCATCGATTACCTGTTCGGCGGCTACCGAGATCCGCAGAACCCCGGCGATAACGTGGGCGGGTTCGACATGATTCCGCCTGTGGCCACGACAGACTATCTGCTGAACACGTTAGAAGACGGGACCGGGATCGATCTGACGCCTGACCTGCATGTCATCGCGAATTACACCGGCAGCGGTGTCCGCTATCCGGTCATCCAGAACACTGGTGCTATCGGTGGGTTCCTGATCAAGCTGCAGGCGCGCGGCAAGGGCATCTATCGGTCAAGCGTGGTGGTCGAGGGCGACGTGCCAGACGTGCCGTACGGGCACGCCGTCTTGCAGGTCGAGATGCCGTACCAAAACGATACCAATGTGGCGGCAGACGTCAACTCGTACCTGAAGAATAGCCTGTCCCGCATCTATGCGCGGGTGTCCTCGGTGACGTTCCTGGCTAATCTGAATCCCACGCTGCTCGGTGCCATGCTGGTGCATGAGCCGGGAGACCGCATCGCGATCACTGAGGAAGTCGTGGGCCTCGATGCTGAGGAGTTCACGATCAACGGGGTACGGCTCGAGATTCAGGGCGCAGCCAATGGGCCACTGGTCTGGTGTACGTGGCACCTGAAGCCGGCGGACACGCAGAAATACTGGTTTGCTGGGATCGCCGGTTCGTCTGAGGCTGGACTTACCACTGTGCCGGGGTTCTGATGGCTGTGGTG